ATACACAAAGTTCCCTTACTTGCGAAAGGTATGGTCTAGAAAAACAGAAGAAGAACGACTGCTTGGTGTGTTACTCAAAGGGATAATAGATAATCCACTTATGACCAAGAAGAATACAGGACTGGAGGATACTCTTGAACATCTTCGTAGGATTTGTGTATCTACTAATGCTGAATGGGCTGATCGTCTTGATATACCTGTTGCTACTGCAATTACATGCTGCAAACCATCGGGCACGGTATCACAACTGGTGGATAGTGCCAGTGGCATACATGCTCGCCATAGCCCCTATTATATCCGTACTGTGCGTGGTGATAATAAAGATCCGTTAACACAGTTTATGATTGATCAGAGAATACCTAGTGAGCCTTGTGTGATGAAGCCAGATCAAACAACAGTATTTAGCTTCCCTATTCAATCTCCTAAAGGTTCTGTCGTTACATCAGACATGACTGCTATTGAGCAATTAGAGATGTGGCTGACCTATCAACGATCATGGTGTGAGCATAAGCCAAGTGTTACAATCAATGTTAAGAAGGATGAATGGTTTGAAGTAGGTGCATTTGTTTACAAATACTTTGATGAAATGTCAGGTGTATCTTTCTTGCCTTACAACGAACACACATACCAACAAGCACCCTATCAAGAAATAGGTAAGCATGATTACAAAACTTTGTTATCCTGTATGCCAGAAACTATTGATTGGACTAAGCTTGCATCATACGAAAATGAAGACAACACTGTAGCAATGCAAACTATGGCATGTACTGGTGATGTTTGTGAAATAGTAGATCTAACATAAAGGAGAATCACATGTATGTTTTAGTACTCATTATGACTTTTCAAGGCGAAATGAAAGTTCAAGCATTCCATTCATTGTTCCCTGATTGGAAGACTTGTAATCAAGTTGCAACTACAATGCGAGAACGATTAGTGCGTACTAAACCATCACCAGATGCGACTGCAAATACCTATTGCTTTCAAATACCAGAGAGTATATAATTCAAATCTCACTACAAAGGAGTACATCATGGATGTATATGTAAGACCGTTTAGAAAAAATGTTTATGATAAAGTAGACACCCCATCTAAAGAAGCACTTATTAAATACTTAGAAGCTGAAGGACATACAATCCTTAGCTCCACTGAGGATTACTATGCAGATGTTAAGTCAGAAAAAGACGGTGTAACACATTACCATGAAGCTGAACGTAAAGCACAATGGAATGGTGATTGGCCTACTCATTGGGCAGAAGTTAGAATACCCGGACGTAAACGAAGACTAGTAGAAAAGTATAAAGATAATTTAGACAACTTGAATTTCTTTGTATTCAATAAGAGTTATAATAAAGCATGGAAAATTAATGGTACTCAAATGACAGATGCTTGCATTCAAAAACCGAAAGGTCCAAACTATAGAATGCCAGAGCATGAAACATTTTATCATATCCCTTACACAGAAGCAGAGCTAGTGGAAATCAAATGAGTTATGATCCGGTAAACAATCCAGCGCATTATAAGTTAGGTGATGGAGTTGAGTGTATTGATTACATTAAACAAGTGTTAACACCAGAGGAGTTCAAAGGTTACTGTCATGGCAACCTAATTAAATATCAACATCGACATGGATATAAAGGTAACCCTATTGAGGACATAGAAAAAGCTGAATGGTATTTACGAAAAATGTTGGAAACTATGAAGGAGATTCATAAATGAAACCATATGATGAAGGTATGAGAGCTTTTAAAACTGGTAGGTTGGGTAACCCCTACTCTAAAAATACAAAACAAAACAGGGATTGGGAGATGGGCTTTAATAAAGCATACTTCTATAACCTTGAGAAGGTGAAATTAAATGAGCAAAAACTTAAAGCTAGAAGAGGAAGCTAAAAAATATAAGCAACAAAAAAGAAAACCGCCAATCAAGACTAAGCCACTAACTGCACGTAGGTTTATGGCTGGTCAAGCGTTAGCGGCATTGTTGTCTAGATCTTCAGGTCATGCACACAGGGCAGACATAAAACGTGAAGCATATGATTGGGCAGACTATATGCTAGACGATGATTCAGAATAATTAAAGGGGGCGTAAGCCCCCTTATTTATTGTGTCATCTTTTGGAATCGGGATAGATTTCTTAACGACTGCTCAGTATTTAAATATTGTTGTAAAATAAACAACTCGTTTTGCTCTAGCTCTTCGACATTATCTAAGCCTAATTCTTTTACTGCTTTTTGAATACCCTTTTTAGGATACTTAGATGTTATGTCGTATTGCAGTGAAATTACTTCATCAGGACCAGAGTATTGCATTCTTAAAAATGTTTTAGCTAAGTCTTTTGCTCTTGGCACAACATCTTTATTCCAATGATCTAGTTTTTGTTGCTGGGTTAATTTATTAAACCAACTACTTTCTAATAGTAGACTAGACTCAGCTTCTATAATATCAAACACAATGCCATTTAAAGCATTAGCTGCTTTTGGTGCTTGATCTCTTATCTTCTTAGCAGTGTTTAAGTCAAAGTCTCTAAGACCTATGCTATTCATTACACGCTGTGCATCAGTAAGTCTGATAACTCTAGCACCTAGTATCTTTGTTGATTGTATATCAGCTCTACCACCTGCTGCAGTCTCTCTTGGTTCTGCTAGTGGTTTACCTGTAAACAAAGGAATAATATTATCTATGTAACGAAAAGCATTATTAACTAATTTGTTATTCTGAACTCTGTCAATTGGTGCAGCATCTTCGCCTCGTGCAACCCCAGCTAAAACATTGAGTGGTTCTAAAGGTCTTATTAGTGGGTTAACATATTGAGTTGCTAATGTAGTGCCAACTATTTCCATACCCTTAACTACATCTCTTCTTTCAGGGTCAGCCATAAATTTAATAGCTTCCAGTGTATCACGTTGTGTTTTATCTAAGTTTCTTAATAAACCTGAGAGACCAAAGTCCTGAGAAAATTGACCAAATGCTTTTATTGCTTGTTGATCTTCACCCATCAAACTAAGTGCCATTATTCTTGCTGCACCTTTGTATGCTGAAACAGGGAAGTCATATTGCTGACTAAAGACTTCACCTGTTAAAGGGTCTTTAGCCGCATACATAGGCAAACCTTGCTTTACATTTTCTACTTCTTGCTGTGCTAATGTGTAAACAATACCAGCACTAACTAACGATCTAGATATAGCTTCTTCGTAAGACATGTCTTCATACTTACCTGCAGCTTTTAAAATAACGTTTACACCTGTAGTATTTTTACCTAAAAAACCTATAGTGTTATTAAAGAATCTTCCAAAAGGAACCATCATACCAAGACCGGGCATGTTTCTAGCATCCTCTAACATACCGGCAAGTTTACCTATGCCATCATTAGACTTGTAAGACTTAGAAAATATAGCTTCTATTGTATCATCAACAGCACTGGTTTCTATATCACGATATTCTTTTGATGCCATAAATTTTTGAAGTGTCATTTCTCCAATGTTTTCTGACCGATAAAAATCATTCCAACCTTTACCTGTAGCAATCCTAAGTTTCTTATCCATCTGAAATAAAAACTCTTGTGACTTAGTAAATGCATCTTGTGCTTGCACTAAAGATAGCTTTTGAATTAGGTCAATTTTTTCATCAATAGCTAATCCAACAAGTTTTTGATCTGGGGTAAATTTACCACCAGTTAAAAGTTGATTAGTATTTTCTACACCACCGGGAAGTACACTGTTTAGTTTTTCTAATGCCTCGGAGTTTCTTTGAAGTGCTGATTCAAAAGCAGTGTAAGTCATATCAGCATCTAATAGAAACCTTACTCTTTGAGCATTGGATTCAATAAGTGCTTTGGCTATTCGTTGTGTATTAGCACCTTCTTCTGTTATCCCTATAAGCTTTTGTAACGTACCTTTACCAGCATATATTAATGCAACAGACATATCTGATGCACTTTGTAACGCAGAGTTTGCACCCCAACCAATTACATTTAATGCACTGGTAGATGGATGCGAAACAAGTAATCGAATTAATCTATTTTGAGTTTTAGCAGTACCCTCCATAAACTTACTAGGTTCTTTAGGTTTCTTTTTAGTATCTTTTACAAACCCACCATCTAAAGCAGAGTCATACAAATCTTTAAGTTGTTTATCACTAATAGACATACCTAGTTGTCTAGCTGAGTTACCTGCTGCACCTAAAGCAGTACCAGCTTCTGACATTTTGTATGCAAATATATCACCAATATCACGACCAGTAACTTTAGATCTAGGTATTACTTTTCCATCTTCACCTTTAACCTTAATTTTATTACCAGTTGCTTTTTCTATAGAACGTAATAGTCCTTGGGCTTCTTTATCACTTACCTCAGAAATTAAATCTGCCATCCAGTTGCTAAACTTATCATCTTCAAATCGTTTAGCCCATACGAATCCACGTTCATATGCAACTTGAGTCATACCTTTTAAGATAACATTACCTTCTTCATCAGCATGACCAAACAATAAGTTTTGTACAAACTCTACACCAAAATCTTTACTATCTTTAGATAATACTGCACCACCTTTTAATTTTGTTTTCCAATCTCTACCAACATTAACTTTGTCTTGATTTACATACGCACCAATAGTTTCAGATACTTCGGAAACAAAACCCTTAGTTTTTGGTTCAGGTATTATCTCACTAGGTAATGCTGTATCTGACACACCCCTTCTAGCAACTAATCCCGCTTGCAATCCACCAAGAAGAATACCACCAAGTGCAGCAATACCTACTGATAAGTAGCTAATATCTTCTTGTGCTTCTACATCTACCATACCCTCTTGATACAAATATTCCATACCAGAGCCGACCATAGCATCAACACTAGTTACAACACCTATTTCTGTAATAGCTGCTTTAGTAGCTAGTCTTTGTGCCGCAGTCTTACCTAATACATTCTGTGAGTATGCAGCTATCTTACCTTTAGTGGCAGTACGTGCAGCCTTTACTCCATCACTAAATACTTTAGTGCCTACTTTTTTAGCAGTTTCTTTTGTACCTTCTTTTTTCATTGCCTCAAGAGCAACTCTTTGTGCTCCCTTAGTTCCTACACGAAGAGATCCACCAGCAACAGCTTTACCAATTAAACCACCAACAAGGTTTATTGGATCAAGCACTACACTTCTACTAAAGTCCATTAGTCCTTTAGCTTTTTCAGAAAAAGATGTTTCTTTACTAAAAATACCAGCCATATTCTCATACAACTGGTATGCTTTAGCAGCCCTAGCTTTTTTATTTGCATCATCTTTTATATCATTAATGTAGTCCATTTCAGCTAAACCCCTTACGGAGTTTCCTGATACAACACCTCTACGATTATTTAAAAAACTATCAACAACAGATTCCCTAGTTTGATCCTCTATAGATTCATCACCATATCTGTCACGCAT